ATGCACTGTATGCAACCTCTGCGGCGTGCAGTATGATAGAATTGGCCAAGCCGATTTTAGCAGAGAGGGAACAGGAGGCTGGTTGACAGCCAAAACCCCCGACTTGCTTGTTGGGTCAGCAATTAGGGTGGTAAGCACGGAAAGGCCCTATCTATGAAGGAGACGCACAATGGTGCCAGGCCACGCTCAGGTTATAGAGCACAGGCAGGTGTGCACGGGATCGATTACCTCGGTGAGTACCGCGGTAACGTGCATGCCATGTCTGAACTTTGGAAGTTCGGAAAGCGGGAAGGGATCGTAATCGATGGACGGAACTACGCCGCCCTACGTGAACGGTTCGGGCTCGTCCCAGAACGGGACAACAAGTCAGAATGGTCACCAGAGTCGATCGCTACGACCCTGGGGCGTTACGGAAATACCATTCCTCCCGCCCTCGACATCCGGGCAGCCGAGATGGCGAGAAGGGCAAACAAGTCACGAGACTCAGCAGAGTCACAGGGTACCGACTCCTCGGGAGCGCAATCGTCAAGGAGCGATCCCGGAGCCGATGGAACCAGCAATCCCACCATCGGTAATGGATCCCCAAACCCAATGGCTGTATCAGCAGAGCGTTCGAGAGGGCGAGCTTCTGTGGCCGGCGGACAAGGTGGAGCTAGTCGGGGCAAGTTTACCAACCGCTGGAGCTCCTCCATTTATGAGCGTGCAGTGGCTGCAACGCTACACGCAGCGGGTGGAGGAACGCGAAGGAACACGCCTCTTGAGGCAGCTCAGGTTCTGGAGCGTTATATTGATCCTCAGTCTTATGCTGGGATTGATTACTTTTGTCGCAACGAGTTTGTGGACTCCACGAGGATACTTGGGGAGTGCGCTTGCATTCTTGACGGGACATCCAGCCTCAAGCCTTTTTTGGCTCTGCACCGCGTACAGCATGGGAGAACTTCGCCGAAGAGTCGCCTCGTATGGGCTGCTCCGCTGGCTACGACTATCCTATCTACGACTTTCTCGAAGCCCTGCTACGAGGAGTTGGTGGGCAGGAGGGCCTTCGCGTTCGGCGCGTCGTTCAGGTCGATCGGATCTCGACTAGTCGACATGCAATCGCGAAAGCGGTACATCTATGCCCTGGATTTTTCAGGGTTTGATGCTTCCCTTGCTCCGAAGCTTATCGACGATGCTTTCGGAATACTACGCACACATTTGGAGCTTGACAGTGAGCATGCCAAGTTTTGGCGGCGCATGGTCAATGACTTCATACACACGCGCATTGTTCTGCCAGATGGATCGATGTGGCAGGTGCACCGGGGCGTTCCCTCCGGCTCAGCCTTCACATCGCTGGTTGACAGCGTCTGCAACATAATCATCCTCAATTACATCTGGATCCGCCTCACAGGCCGACCTCTTAGGTCGAAGGATGTCTTTGTTCTGGGTGACGACAGTGTAGTCGCACATGACTGGCATTTTGAAATAAGTGCCATTGAGTCAGCTGCTGCCGAACTGGGTATTATCGTCAGCACCGAAAAGAGCCTCCGTGTGGCTCTTGGAGGGCGTGTTCCGTTTCTAGGTCATGACTGGAAAGCCGGAAGGCCCCACAGGGAACCCTACGAAATAGCGAGGAGACTTGCTTTTCCAGAAAGATTCTCCAAGTGGTTGAGGGATGATAGGTACTCATTGTACCGACGTTATTCCATGACAACTGATTGCATCGAGGCGCTTGAAATATTCGTCGAAACAGTGCCTTGGGAGAGTCAGGACTTGGAAGCCATCGTGATGGATGCATGTTACGGTGTAGATATGGCTTCCTTGTTCCAGGACATTACGAAACGGGAAATATCTCGTGCTTGGCCTGGACGACTAGAGTTCAGGGAGCGCGTTGAGCATGATACCGATATTCCACTTGCTGTGCTC